GTTTTGGTAATACCAAGGTAACAGCTTGTTTGTCTTAAGACATAAGCAAGTTAGCTCCACAGGCTCGATACTTAGGAGATGGGAATCTCTTAGTATGGATGACTGAGGCAGCTATGTAAATCGGCAAGTCCGGTTTACATAACTTAAAGTACACTGGGTCGGAGAACATATGTTCTTCTACTTCGGGTACTGGCATACCATCTTGGAAGTACATATCCTCCACGTATGTTATGCCTCCTTGATCTTCTAGGTATATATCCGGATTAAAATCTGGAGCCATACCGAGGAGATTAAGGAACGGATCGATTAGTATAATACGATCAAGGGACTTTCCCCTTTTCCGTAATATCCTATTCATCCGGATTAGTAGTCTTACATCTAGTGTAACAACTACTAGTCTACCTATATTAGTAATCTTCTTAATCTTTCGTTCAAGAATATTAATTAATATAGCATCCTGATCTAACACCAGACTTAGAGCTGGGGTTAACGTATCAGGAATTTCCCACGGATTTTCAGCTAATCTAAGGGAGAGCTTTTCTGACTCTTCTATTAGGTCTTCGGTAGTCCATGGCATGTCTGGCTTTTTAAACAACTCTATAACTAGAGGGTGGTTAATATCCAGCTTCTCCCTATTGATCCAAAAGGGAATATCGTCTCTAAAGGCGAGACCCCTTTTGACCCATAGGGACAGGAATGTGCTAACCTCATCCAGTGTTAATGGATTGAGTTTAGTGTATCCTATTGAAGGTTTAGTTATACCGTCTGGTATCTCGAGAGATTTTAAATACTCATCGGGATCTGGTACTTCTCCAGTACCAGAAAACAAACCTCTGAAATAATACATCCTCTGTAAACGCATAAATGCATCGACAGGGGGGATTATTTTTGAACTACGTACTGACGCCAAGAGCTCGCTCTGGGCCTTATTACGTGGTTTAATAATACAGCCCTCAGGGAAGACCCTGGGATCCTGTATTATTTTTCCGAACCGGTGGTACTTATGAGTAACACGGTCCGGACGATCACCATGAACAAAGCGGAATCCCCACCCGTTATGGGAAAGGATACTCCTTATTCTATAGGTGATTTCCCTTTGATATTTACAGAGACTTATTGATCTCTGGACATAGAAAGGGTCGTTGACCAAACTACCTCCTCCCCCCATTTCTATTGGGATATGGGGATGGATGCAGCTTGTGTCTTCAGCAATGAACATACACTGTAATAACAGGGCACGTTCATTGACAGGGTAATATCCTGTGTTTACACGAGAAGTGTATTCAGATGACTTACCCTGAAGGGAGAACCGACCCAGATTCGTATTCGAAAATGCATCGGATTCTCCTCTCGTAGGAATAAGAGTCCTTAATTTAGGGACATCTATATATCCTATGTAGTCTTTGTTCTTCCTTGCGAGGGAGCGTAAAGATACACCTGCTGACTGGGGAATTCTCGCGAGTTCCTCACAGTAGTAAATATATTGGTCAGATATACAAGTATCTTTCCAAGATATTTTAAGGTCTAGGGTCTCAAGGAGTCTTAAATACTCTTTCAGCCCGGATCTTTCGCGGGATAGTACAACCAAGTCGTCTCCGACTATGGAACATGCTATCCTGTAGGTCCTTCCTACACTCCTACTAATAACTTCTTGTATGAGGGTAAAAAGGATCTTGGTCATGGGATCTCCCATGAGCCATCCCCTCTTCTTTGTTGCTATTAATTTACCAGCAGAGAAGAGAGGCCGATCAGACTGGTACAATTCTTTTCCAAGATGTAACAGCTTGATCGGTACCCCTGGTACACGCGTCGCCGCTTGTATCAGGAGGTCCCAGATCTGACCTGACATAGACATGTTTCCATAATCTGTGGCAGTTTCAAGATCCGTTGAGAGACCATATATGGTACCTTCACCAGATATGGTCTCCCATATGGAATTCCGTGGATCGAGATCTTTCCAGAGGAAATTCCATAAGTGCCTACTAGCTTTCATACCACTTCTGGTACGTTGACTATTAGCACTTTCTTTGAAGATATGTGCAATTACACTGAGTATTTGAACATACTCCAAAGTTCCGACTGTTATGACACGGGCTTTACCCGGTTCAACAACGGTGGAGACGCGTACTTTAAGAACCTCTGTTCGTCTATGTATCGCGCGGTGGATACAATAATCCAAGACTTTTCTTGCATTATCTATCCTTGTCCTCTCTACAGTAGTTTTCTCTAATGTATGGAGGTCGTAGCTATAAGTGATGTATCTTTGTGATAATTCAGCTATAGCAGCCGTCTGTCCCCCCCTTGTACGAGGGTGAGAAAAGACGGCGGAGGGTCCTGATGATAACTTGGTATAACCCATGATATAACCAGAGATCCTCGGTACCATACTATCCATAACCTTCTGGTTAAGGGTAATATGTGCACAAGGGTGACTAACTACAGAAAGAAATTTCTCTAAACTGGCGTTAATCATCCTTTGGTCTGCTAACCCAGTCGCTCGCGTCTGTGTTAGTAGACCAATCATTACTTCTCGTTCCCGTACTGTTGAGAGGTTTCTCAAAACCTCTTGCGATACGGACACGTAAGTAACTACTTCACGCCTTGATGATTTGTAACCCTCAAGCGTGGAGATTCCAGTTTCCATAAAGTACTGGCGCATTAATTTACGTTCAGCCTTGATGTGAGATTGGAAAAGACTGTAGTTTCTGCTACAGCTCTCAAATGCCCACTTGGTGATTCTATTACACCAATTGGGTATTTGATCTGTCCACAGGTTGGTGCCTACCATAATTGGTAAGCAACACCCCTGTACAGTATTCCACCATGATTCTATTGTATTAATAGATCCCTTGGTGGAAAGCTCCTTTAACTTGGCCCTGAAGGCAAAGGATAAAGGACGATCTCGAGGAGTCCAAATAGATGATAAGAGATAACGTACTCTATCATCTGGTTGGAGATTCTTGATAAAAGGGACTTTATCGTGGTAAAATCGGATATTACTCCTTTTCAACCACCAGATCGGTACCCTTTTAGTAAATATCGATACGCAAGGACCAACTTGTAAGTTGTATTCCTTGAGTAACATATTTATCGGTATATTATTACATGAGTTTGTCATAATATATCGCTCTAGGTTTTTATACGTGGTCTCATCCACGGATGAAGAACTTAGACACAGCCTGGGAGCTAACCTGCCACTAAGTGGTAGAGGTGCTTTCCAGTGTAAAGAAGGGACATTATTTCC